GGCGTCAGTGAGATTGCGCGCTGGTGCGACATGCCGCTTTGGAAGCTCGGTGTGCCGCAGGAGATGGCGCGGATCAAGTTCGACGATGCTCAACCAAATTACGTCAATGCGACGATCATGCCGGACCTCGATCTCTGGGAACAGAAGTTCATCCAGAAGTTCGATCTCGACGAAGAGGGACTGGTTGCGGATTTCGATGAGCGGCGGCTGCTGCGGGCTGCGGAAGCAACCCGCATCAACAACCAGCGGCTCAAGATCATGTCGGGTATCTCGACGCAAAACGAATGCCGCGCCGAAAATGGCGATCCGCCGCTGCCTGGCGGTGACGTGCTGCTGACGCCGGTCAACCTGGCCTCGAGCGGCTCGGACATGAGCGGTACCGCGCCTGACGGTGCGGGACGTCCGAACAGCGGCACGCTGCCGGATCCGGGAGCGGCAAACGACAAGAAGGCGATGCGATACCTCGCCGTGATCCGCGACGTTGCCGGGCAGATCGAGCGCCTCGGCCCCGATGAGAAAGCTGACGCGCTGGCATCGATCCCGAAGCGTCTCCGCGTGTTGGATGCCGAGTATTATTCGACCGGTGTCGACGGCGTCGCGACCTACCACGTCAAAGAGCAGAGCCAGTTCGTCCAGGAAACGCTGTCACCAGCATCGACGGAAACCGAACGATGATCCAGAAATTCTTTCCGACCACGGCGGAATCAGTCGGCGAGCGCCAGGCGCGCGTGATCTGCTCGACCGGCGGCACCGATCGCGCGGGCGACATCGTGGTGCAGGAAGGTATTGATCTTTCGGCCTACAAGCAGAATCCGATCGTGCTATGGGGGCATGACACCAACCAGCCGATTGCAAAAGCGCTGGAGATCGGCGTCGTCGACGGCAAGCTGGTCGCACTGGTGGAGTTCGCACCGGCCGGCATCAGCGCGAAGGCCGACGAGATCTGCGGCCTGGTCAAGTCCGGCGTCGTCAGTGCGGTGTCGATCGGCTTCACGCCGCAGGAGACAGAGCCGCTCGATCCGGCAAATCCGAAGAAGGGCCCGCAGCGCTACGTCAAGAGCGAGCTCGGCGAGTTCTCGTTCGTCAGCGTGCCCGCCAATAAGGATGCGCTCACCGTCGCGCGCTCGAATTCGGCGCCGCAGGCGGTCTGGAAGGTGGGAGCTTCGCGGAATCTGCCGGTGCTCGCCGCCAAGGCGATGCCGCGCGATATTGCCGCAAAATCGATCCTCGATCAGGCCGAGTTCGAAGGCGATCATCCGAACACGGCGTTCGCCCGCAAGGGATTTCTGGTTTACGACGCGGCCGATGCGGAGAGCGATGGCTCTTACCGCATTCCGTTCGCGGAAGTGATCGACGGTCGCCTCAGCGTGACCAAGGCGGGCCTCGGCGAGGCGCGCAAGTTGCTGGAAAAGTCCGATCTCTCTGATGACGTCGCGACCAAGGCGCGCGCCGTGATCGAACATTATGAGGCAAAGATGATCAAGGATGCCGCTCCGCTCAAGGTCAAGGACCTCTACGACGTCGCTTCACTGGCGTATGCGCTGAACAGTCTCGGCTACCTGCAGGGCAGTGCCGCATGGGAAGCCGAGCGCGAAGGCGATGGCAGCCAGGTGCCGGCGATGATCGCGGAGGCCTGCCGCATGCTCGCCGACGCGTTGGTCGCGATGACCGCGGAAGAGGTTGCAGAATTGCTCGCGCAGATGACGCCGGAAGGCGAAGCCGCGGTCGCAAAAGGCTTCTGCACCAAGGATGCAAAACCATTTGCCAAGGCCTTTGCAGCGGCAAAGGTAAAGTCCGGCGCGAAATTCTCCAAGGCGACCAAAGACGCCATCACCAAGGCCTGCGAGAACATCAAGTCAGGCCACGATACCCTTTCCGGTCTTCTCGGCGATGCGTCGGACAGCGACGACGGCGATGAGACCAAGTCCCAAATCACGTCCGACACGGACGAATCGGCGGATGAGCTTCGACAGAAGCGGCTCCGCGAACTCGAGCTGCGCAAGCGGCGAGGCTGATCAGTTCCCGGCGACAGGCTGGCCGCCCTTCACCGCTCTTGGGCAAGGCGAGACCCCATCACCAAGGATTCAACCAAATGACCGTTCATGTCAAAATGGCCGAGCTGCAGAAGAAGCGCAGTGACGCCTATAATGCCTATCAGGCAATCGCCGAGAAGGAGGGTTTCAACCCCGAAACCGATCAGGCCGATTACGACGCCAAGCAGAAGGCGCTCGATGATCTCGACGCCGAGATTGTGCGCGCCAAGGAGCTGCAGACTCGGAGCGCGAAGGACGCCAAGCCCGTCGCCGGTCAGGAAGAGACCGTCCCGGCGGAAGTCGAGACCGACAAATACGTCAAGGATAAGACGCTCATCCTCGGCGGCGTCGCCAAGATGATCGGCGTCGGCGGCGGCAATCTTTATGGCGGCCGTCAGGCGGCCAAGGATCTATATGGTGAGAACCATCCGGTCACGCGTGCGCTGAACACCTCGCAGGGCGGATCCGGCGGTCTTCTGGTTCCGCCGGATGTGATGACGGAAGTGATTCCGCTGCTGCGCGCCAAGGCGGTTGTGCGTTCCGCGGGTCCTCGCACGCTGCCGATGCCCCGTGGCACCATGACGTTGCCCGGTTCGAGTTCGGCGGCGACCGCGAGCTACGGTCCTGAGGGCGGCCGTATCGGCGCGTCCCAGCCGGGTGTCCGCGGCATCGTCGCCAGTTTCAAGAAGCTGACGGCGCTGGTGCCGGTGTCGAACGACATGATGCGCTATGCGGATCCTGCGATTGATGCGTTCGTGCGCGACGATCTGGTGGCGGTGATGGCACTCACCGAGGACTTCAACTTCATCATGAGCGACGGCACGCAGGATACCCCGCGTGGCTATATTTCATTCGCCAATGCTCACGTGATCGCCAACGCCGGTACGCTCGGCGTCTGGAGTGCGACGGCGGCTTCGGTGTTTGCCGTCAACGGCGTCGATCCGATTAACGCCACCGGCGGCAACTTCATCACCTCGACGGCGAACTATACGCTGGCGACGGTGGCGGCCGAGCTCGGTGGTGCGGTCAACCGCCTCGACCAGTCGAATGTGCCGGAAGACAAGCGCGTCTGGTTCATGAACCCGCGTTCCTGGAACTACCTCAACAACGTCCAGAACTCGCTCGGCGTCTATGTCTACCGGGATGAGCTGACCAAGGGGACGCTGATCGGTTACCCGGTCAAGAAGAGCACGCAGATCCGGACCAACTTCTGGGATACGAGCTCGACCAACAAGGACCTGTCGTTCGTGTTCCTGGTCGAGATGACCGAGGACATGATCCTGGATTCGATGGCGCTCGAGCTCGCTGTGTCGCGGGATGCGTCCTATGTCGCGGCTGATGGGTCGACCCGCTCGACCTTCCAGAACGACGAGACGCTGATCCGTGCCATCGCCGAGCATGACCACCAGATGCGCCACCAGGCGTCGGTAGCTTGTATTCAGGGAGTCCGATGGGCCCCGGCGATCAGCTAGTCGCTCTGATCTGATACCTCACCGCCCGGTTTTGAGGCCGGGCGGTCCCGCAACGCATTCTCATCCCCGAAGGGATCAATCCACATGCCTGATATTGTTCTTCAGCGCGACGTCGGCTCGCTCGGAGCCCTCAAGCGCCTTTCTGCAGCGGCGACCGCGGTTGCCGCGGGCTCCGGCGATTCCACCACCGTCACGGGCGTCACGATCGACCGGATGAACTTTCCGAACGGTTCGATGCCGAACTCGCTGGCCGCAGCTGTTGCATGGGACGCGGTTCTTGCGACGTCGAAGACGTTGTCGCTCGGCTACGCGGTTCAGACCAGTGACGACGCTTCGTCCTGGACCGATTACCAGACCGCGACCTATGCCGCCGTGGCGACCGGATCGACCGCGGCGTCCGCTGCGAACGGCGAGTTCGAAGTCTCGGTCAACCTGACCTCAGCGCGGCGTTATGTGCGGTTCAATTTCGCGCAAGATCTGTCGGCGACCCAGACCGACACCTCGGCGGCCCGCGCGATGGGCTTCTTCGCCGGATTTGATCGCATCCCGGCCTGATGTCTTTGTCCCAACATCACGGAGCGGCCAAGGCCGCTCCGTCGACCACGCAAGCGCGGCTCGCACGGGCCCGCCAGCGCTCGGTCATGATCTGCTCGCCGGTGGCGCGCAATCCGGTCTATCAGTACACGGCCGCCCTTGCCTCGACGCTGCTGTTTCTGTGCGAGCAGGGCATCAAGGTGACGTTCCAGTTCGTCGTCGGCGGATCGGTCATCCACAAGGCGCGCAACGAGCTCTGTGCGCATTTCCTGCAGAGCGATTTTACGGATTTGCTGTTCATCGACGACGACATGGCATG